AAATAATAAATTTACATCCACTGTTGATGCGTCTTTTAGTAGATCTAATCCACCAACTACTTGGCCATGAGCTACATTAGCTCCATCTAATCCACCGTCTAAATTATCTGTAATTACAGATGATGATACGGTGAAGCTTCCACCAGCTACACCAGCTAGGGTCGATCCTGCTTCGTTTAAAGCTGCAGAATGAGCTGCCCATCTGATATACTCTGATTGTGCGTTAATTACATCTTTGTAGAATATTGAAGAACCTTCTGGGTTCTTAGCATCTGATGCTTGTGATAAGAATTGGTAAGTTTCTAATACAGTGTTAGGTGTACCAGTAATTGCACCAGTTCTATCATATACTACAACATGCATTTCGTCATTAGTCGTTAAGCCTAAGTCTAGGGCTTTTTGTGAAGTACCAGGTATTCCATCAAATTGTGATGCATGTTGCCATGCGTCAAAATCTGAAGAACTAATACTTTGTGTCACAATGTCTACACTTAATGCATTACCCAAGACTCCCGGACATCTTGCTACCCATTCTCCGTGGTCTGACACGTTTAATGATGCTGCTAGATATTCCGATTCGTTTTTCAATAAGAGTTCTGTTGCTCCAACTGACGCATTACGCGCATCTGATGCTACAACTCTTACTACTTTCAAAGCGTTTCCATACTTTAAGAATGATGCCGCTTGAAGAAAGTGTTCTGCGGTGCTTGAATCTGGCGCACCAAATAGTTCAACAAGTTCGTTTTCAGAACCTACTTGAATTACCTCGTCCGCTGATCCCCATTTAAATTGCCCCGTAAATCCACCAATACTGGTAGATACCGCTGGGACGACGTTCGTAGCGTCAATTTCTTTGACTTGAACGCCTGGTGATACTTGAAATGCCATCGCTTTATCCTCTCATTTGAGTTAGTTTATATGTTACATAATACGGTTATTCACTAGTATTATTTATAATATTTTTGTTCTTAGTGGTCCGTATCGTCGTTAGCTTCGGTCACATTACTTAATATAAATTTACGGTTAGGGTTAACTGACACCTTAAATTTAGTCATTAGTTTTCTATTAACTAACATTTCAGATGCAGTATCTTTAGTACTCAATCCAATCTCCGCATTATATGTTTTATTATTAAATCTTAGTTCGTGTTCTATTACTGGCCTTTTATCAAACTCTTTAAGGCCTCTTTTTGGTTCAGATACATATAGTACTTCACTTCTAAATGCTTTACCATTCTTGGTCCATTTAACATAATCACCGTCAGCTTCCATGCTATCTACATGAAACATAGTAGCCACTGCACTATTACCTGTATCAAATTTAGCTCTAATAGGATCATCTTCTAATCCATCTAATATAACTGTCTCTATATAACCAGCTTCTAATCTCATTAGTGGTCTTCTAGCTCTTTCTCCACTAAAATAATCTATTATTGTACCAATAACAGCTTTATCATTTTTTCTACCTAATGATTTTCCAGTATTAGGATCATAAGCATTAAAATGTGATCTAATACCTGGCGAACCATTTACTTCTAATATGTATGGTTTACCTTTATGTAAACAACTATCAACTCCACAATATAAAGCACCACTGCTTCTAGCTGCATTTACTATAATATCAGCTTCTTCTCTTGATAATTTATAAGGTTTAGTTGATGCACCTAAATGTACATTGTTTCTAAAGTCTTTTTCGTCTGTTCTAACTCTTTCAGCTGATGCTATTATTTTACCATTTACGACTAATGTTCTAACATCAGATTCCATATTAAAATATTCTTGTATTAGTATTTGTGCATTAAATTTCCATAAAGATTGTGCAACCGAAACTAATGAGGCCATATCGTTAACCTTAGATACTCCAACACCTTGAGTACCTGTTAATGTTTTTATAATTACTGGAAACTTGCCACCAATTCTTTTATGTGCATCTTCTATAGATTTTTTATTTGATAAAATGGAAGATCTAGGTGTAGGTATATTATTTCTTTCTAGCATAATAACATTTGACATTTTATTGTCACATGCTAACATAGACTCTAGGTCATTTACAAGAAAGAATCCAATAACTTGTAATGATGATACAATTGCTTGTGCAGCTAATGTGCTTATGGCACCAGCTCTAACAAATATAATAGAGTTATGTGTCTCAATTTCCACTGATGTGTCTTTACCATCAGCATTTTGAATAGTTACTTTACCGATTTCAACATCTTTTTGTGATATCCAAGCTTCATCTACATTTACTAGATTATATTTTATTTTTTTATCTTTACAGACCTCTTCAGCTAAATCAGCAAAGGTTCCTTCTTCTCCACCTTTACCTAATACTACTATATGAAGCTCATTTTGCTCTAATGGCTCTTCAAATTTTTCTGTAAAATATTGATTAAATTTTTCCATTAATAATTACTCTTCCATTCTGTTTCAAACCAGATGTTTCCATCATCATCTTTTATATATTTATCAGCTTTAACTCCGTGACTATCTCGTATAATACCAAACGGGAGCATATCATCCTGTATTTCTTTTAATCTTTCGCGATATAATAAATCTTTCATATTAATATTTGTTAATGATTCAAAAACATCGGTTGAAGTAAACCAACCAAACAATACTAAATTCATCATAAGGTCATCGTGATTAGGTGCAATAGCTTGAAATGAGTTACCTTTAGATACGAATGTACTTAATTCTACAATCGTCTGAGCATCGTGTATCATTAATCTTTTTTCTTCGATTAAATCTTTTATAGTAGAACAACCAATCCTTTTAACTCTTTTCGTCATAGTTACGCCGACAGCATTAGCTTTTATAGATGATTCTACAAATAAATTTTCGTATTCTAGATCGTAGTATAAGCCATTACAAACAACTGACCCTTGGTCATTACTTTCAACTACTACATAAGCCTCATTGTACATCATTGCGTATTTGTATATAATGTCGGGAAATAGCATTGGCGATAATTTATTATCTCTAAATACACCAACTTGCTGAAATGGCTTTTCAGATACGTCAATTATATTAAATGTAGAATAGTCTTGTCCTCTGCCCTTTGCCACATCGACACATATAACATAACTATGTCCTTCTTTAGGCTTATCATACAGATACACATTTTCTTTTATATGTATTGGATCCTTAGCCATTTGAGCTAATAAATGATTAGCATCTATTAATGTATTACCTCGGCCATGGAATGTATTACCAAACTCTTGTTCAAATTGTAATGCAGATGTATTAGCTACTGTAGACTCTTTCCATTTTTCGTCTCTTCCTGGTACATCCCACCAATCAACTCTAAATGGTACGAATTCATTAGTTTTTTGAGTAGCACCTTCCCATAACTTATGATATACATTACCAATACCATTAGCGGTAGATGTTATTATTACTTTAGTATCGTCACCTGCAGATACTACTGGATATGTTGAAGTATAAAAATCAGCATCTTTATCTACAAATGCAAACTCATCTAAGAATAGTAAGTTAACTGATAAACCTCTTATTGAGCTTGCTGATGTTGCATTGGCTATAATCTTAGAGTTATTACTAAATTCTATAGATCCTTTATTAAGGGCCTTACAACCTGGCTGTAAAAAGAATGGCAAGTTTTCTAGTGCTAAAGTAATTCTTGCTAACATCTCTCTGGCAACTGCGCCCTTGTTAGCTAATATTGCAATAGTTTTTTCTGGATGGAATATTGCATACCATAATAAGAATACAACTGATGAAATTGATTTACCGCTTTGTCTACATGCTAATACAATATTAAATCTATTTTCGCAGAAATGATTAAACATTTTTTCTTGGTATGGGTATAAATCAAATGGAACTAATCCTTCATCAAGAGAAATAATTTTTATGTATTTTCTAGCAAAGTATGCTGGATCACGCATACACTTTTGGTATTCAATAACTTCATCTTTAGTAAATTCAGACTCTATGCCATCTCTCTTTACTGAGGGATTACCTAAATATCCAAATTCGCTATTCTTTATCTTTTGGTGCATCTATGACTCTATCCTTATCTTTATCTAACAATAATCTTTGTAAATCGGTAGTGCTACCAATAAACACATTATTCTGCGTTAGCTTTTTCACTTCTTCTCGTTCTTCAGCTGTTAAATCTTGATGAGCTTTTTGTAGAGCCATCAATTTTTCAGTTGTGTCACCGATATCTTTTATAGATTTGGATAATACTTCGAATGCTCTGGGGTGTTCTGACTCTCTGGCTAAGTCTGCTAATATATCTAGAGACCTGGAACCTACCTTTATAAGGTTCTTATATGTTTCACGAGAAAACTCATAATCATCTTTTATATCTTTATCAATTGCTATTTTTGGTAGCTTTTCTTTCACTGGCAAATTTTTAGTCAGTGATGTTTTCATTTTTTCTAATTTATCAGTCATTAATCTACTAATGGATTATTATCAATTGTAGTAGTTACAGTAAAGTTTTCTGCAGTATCACTAGCTCCAACTGTAAAATCTATTTCCTCCATAATGTTTTGTGTTCCAAATTTTTCAATATCAACATTTACTTCTCTAATTAAACCAACATCTTTTGTTGGCCCATAGAACTTCATTTTCATAGTAAAATCTAGCTGATAAGTTAATACTCTTCGTTCTGTAAAATCTCCTTCGTATTGGTCATCAATAGATACTGAATCTAATACGATAGGAACATCCTGCTTATATGTAAAATTATCTACAGGTTTTATTGTTACTGTGTAATCTGGCTGAAAATATGGTAATATTTGTTCCATAATTTGTAAACCATCGTCTTGGTTTTTTGTTAAAATAAATAGTGACATTCCAATATTATACGATGTATAATGATTAATTGTTTTTCTTTTTGTAATATCACTGCCGTGTGTTTCTACTATTTTATTTTTCTTTTGCAATTTTTGGCTATCATCTATTTCTAATGATGTAATTTCAAATGCCATTCTTGGTAACTTAATTGCCAAAGGTGCATCAATGCCAGTTTCCTGATCTAATCGAGCTAAGAATTTTTGTTTAGGCCCATACGCCAATGGAACTTTAACTTGATTTAATATTCCTCCACTGCCGTCTTTTCGTATTACATTTATGTTATTAAATAATGTAC